GTATAATATAGTCTGTTGCAGGAGCAATTGGATCATAAGCTCCTGCTATAAAATAATCCATTACAACTAAAATGCCAGTATTAGAACTAGATGAACCATTGTCTGCATAGAAAACATTCATTGCACCACTGTCGATTAGTTCCTGCATTAGTATCTGATTCTGTTGTAGAGGAGCAAAGCTATTGTACCCAGCAGCATATCCAATCACATCACTAACACTATAAGTTCCATCTGGCCCTGTGGCTAATTGTATGTTACTTTCTGTACCATAAGTGGCTTTCCAATAATTTACCACATCGTCTGAAACATATTGTGATTGATCTTGTACCAATGGTAGATCTTTATTGGTTTCTAAACTATTCACTGCCGCAGTAAGAGTTTCAGGAGTTGTTTTTTCAATTCCTTTTATCTGTCCAAAGCTCCTTGCCAATGCTCCATTTGCAACTGCAAGATCTTCTGGTAATGCTCCAGCAAGTGCAGTTCCAAGACTTGCAAATTCTTCATTGACTGCACCATTTGCAGTATAAATTGCTCTTTCGCCAACACTGGCAGTTCTTAAAGGTGCAGTAAGAGTAGATGAAGTTGTAGGAAACAGTTTCTGTGGATTCATCAGATCTGCGCCATTTGTTATGCCAGTTTGTGTATTTTTCAGTATACCTTTTACATCTGCGACCTCTGTGGTTGATAGATCGCCAAATGCATCATAAATTTGTCCTTGTACATTATTTGGTAGAGCAGGTCCTATTTTTGCAATATCATTTGCACTTATACCAAGATCTTTGACAGTTAATCCACCTGTTTTGTTTGAGATAGCATTTGTAACTGTGCTTAGTGATCCGCCTAAACTTCCAGCTATTCTTGGATCAATCTTGATATCTGCTACTTTGTCAAACATTGGTCCAAGATTACCAGCATTATCCATATTTTTTAGAAGTTGCCCTGGCGATCCAAGATTGCCTATGCTGCTAAAATCAACAGTGCTTCCTAATTTTCCAAGATCGGTTCCGAAGTCTGGTAGTGCATTTGTAACTCCACTAAGTCCTCCGGTGCTTATTGCATCCATACCCGGAAAAGTGCCGCCAGTAAACGTGCCGGCAGCATTTGTTGCCGCTGCGATCATTTGATTTGAACTGCCTACAAAGCCCTCAGCGGCTCCTAGTACACTTCCAAACTTGCTTGCATTACCAACTATATTTCCTGCACTTACACTTCCACCCATGACTTTAGCGGCATTTTCTAATCCAGTTGGTAGTACATTTGTAATTCCACTAGAGGCTCCCATGACACTGAGTGCATCTCCAGAGAATACGTCAAAACCTGCACTAAACACATTATCGCCAAGTCCACTGGCCATGTTGCTAAAACTTTGTTGATAGCTTGCAGGTAAGCTACTGGTAATTCCTGATACAGTATTGGTTACCGCTGCCATGTTAGGCAAACTTTGTACTGCACTCTGTACACTAGTCAACCCAGCCATGGTTGGAGAACCGGCCAGTCCGGTTGTTGCATCTGCGATATTAAGTGGAGCTCCACTGATTGATTCTAAAGGATTGCCACCAATGTTTCCTGCTAGTCCGGCACCAGCAGTTAAAACTGTTGCAGTAATTGCACCTGCACAAGCCATGCTAACCTCTTGGGATTATAACGTCAGTGCTGCCAGTTGCTCTTGTATGAAAGCAAGTATCTGGAGATCCCACGTAGTTAATAGGTTTATTTTCAGCAAGTACACTCATTGAACCTAAGGTTGTACTAGCCGCACAATGAATTTCGCAACCCGGAGCACCACAACACGGATGTGGTGTGACACTAGTACCTATAAGACATGCAGGTCTTCCATTTATAATCACAGATGTTGCACCTGCACCAACTGCAAGTCCACCACCTGAATTTGGATCGCCTATTCTTACTGCTCCTGGCATCGTTATCCTTTTAATATTCCTTTTGGTGCAGTAACAAGTCCTGTAACTGCTTGAATATAACTTGAAACAACATCTTTATTTGTTTCAGTGTACATTGTAATATTATTTGTATTTATGGTCACATTTTTTGTTTCATCTGCACTCATCATTGCGGGTAAGAGTTGTACACCTTGTTGTGTTGGGATCAAACTAAATGGATTAGAAATAATTGTTTCATTACTATCAGTACTGACAATCTTACAGATAATCTCACTACTATCACTAAGTCTTAAAGAATAAGTTTTGTTTGGTTCTAACATTTATTTTTTCTTTCCCTGTGCAAATCTAATGTGATACAATGTAAACCTCCATCCCAGAAAAATCTGTGTCTCCAGGGTACATACACTGGTTCTACATTGTGTTTTTTTAAAAAAGTATTCACCTGTTCGTTATTTGGATTCGATACACAACAATGATGTTCGTCTAGCATAAGAACGTTAACATCAAATACTGTTTCTTCAACATAGCCTACCCAATCTTGTAACCATGTTTCTACAAAATGTGTAAACTCATCATTATCTTCTTCGTCGGCTAACCACCATTTACCTTGGTTTTTACGTTTTAAAGACAACCACTTTGATACTTTTTCCCAACTTTGATCTGGTAAGTAACAAATGTCCCAACCTGGAAATGTTTCAGAATAATTTTGTACATCTAATAGACTTAATATTGCACCTGGTTTAATCGGATGATAGTTTCCATCTGTATGTCCTTCCATTGCTGCTAACTCTACATTCACTGTAAGATTGGTATATCTTTTTATTGTTTCTTGTATCGATATTTGATCTGCTTTATTTGGAAATGATATACTGCTCCTTCCAACTAACAAACGATCATCAAAATAAAAAGCAGTTGCAGATGATATAGGCAAAGGATTAAAATTTATAGCATTGATTTCTTGTTTGACAAAATCTTGTAATTCAGATCCACCTATGTAATCATCATAGATTGGCCAATCACCGCTTTCAAAACATGCAATCTCCTCGTACTTGAATTTGGGTAGTTGCAAATCTCTATTAAAAATTGTATTTGATTCGCAGTATTCCACAAGAGCTTTAGCAATAGCAGGATGATCAGTATCTTCTATGAAACAAGTATTTCCAATAACTAGTTGTTTATCACGTGGTTGTAAAGGACCTCGTGGTTTTGTGTTAGGATTATCTATAAAACGTTCAGACCTATCCATATCAGGTTGTATAACCTTAACTCCAAAATCTTGAAGTATACGTTTAAAGCCTTCTAAATCTTCTAGTGTCTCTTCACAAATACGTTTGAGTGGATCTCCAGACTTATCTGGTATGCCATTAAAAAATTCAGGTGCATAGTTATTGCCTAACATGCAAACCTTTAGTGGATCCCATTTGTTCCAAATGTTATAATTCATGCAACTACTTAGTAGCCAGAACCATTCCATCCTGTATTTTCAATATAGTCAACAAGATCATCGTATCCACCAACAACCTTGTTGTTAATAACAATCTGTGGTGCAGTACGTGCATTGGGAGCAATTTCAAGTAACTCTTCTCTGGTAATGTCTGTTCCAATTTTGGCTTCATCAAACCGAACATTCATTTTTCTTAGAAGACTTTTTGCGGCATCACAATAGCCACACAAGTCTTTTGTATATATAGTCACACTCATAAACTAAATCCTTTAAATGTATTGTTATCTACGTCTTGTTTTGTTCCACCATTGACATAACTGGTTATTTCTGTTTCCTGTGGAGCCACTTGTACATCGCCACCAGCGATCCATTTCTGTGTCCATGGAAGTGGGTTGCTTGCACCTTTGTAACTGCTAGGAACTCCAACCGCAGTCATACGTTTATTTGCAATCCACTGTACATATTCTTTTAGTAATTGTGCATTAAGCCCTATCATTGATCCATCTCTAAACAAATAGTCTGCCCATGCACATTCTTGATCAACTGCATCTTCAAACATTTTTATCACTGTTGGTTCACACTCTTTTGCAATTTTTACAAAATCAGGATCATCTTTTGGCAACAACTTCATTAACTGTTGTGTTGAACCTAGATGAACATTTTCATCACGTGCAATAAACTTGATAATCTTAGCATTGCCTTCCATCTTCTTAAGTTCAGCAAACGCCCAACTACAAGCAAATGAAACATAGAAACGTACACCTTCAAGTATGTTTACACTTGCTATACAGGTCCAAAGTTTCTTTTTAAGTTCATACAAATCAACTACTACCTTTTTGCCATTCACAGTGTGAGTACCTTCCCCAAGCAAGTTATAATAACTACAACTTTCGATAAGGTCATCATAGAATGCAGTAATATCATCTCCACAATCAATGATCTCTTGTATGTCCATCATTTCATCAAACACTTTACTAGGATTTGAATAAACGTTTCTGATTATGTGTGTGTAACTTTTTGAATGTATGGTTTCTGAAAATGTCCAGGTTATAATCCAATTTTCTAGCTCAGGCAAACTAACAATAGGACCAAATGCTTCAATTGGTGCTCTACCTTGTACACTGTCTAATAGTATTTGTCTTTTTAAATTGCTTGTAAAAATATGTTTTTCGTTTGCAGTAAGCTCTTTAAAATCTTTTGCATCACGCAGTACGTCTACTTCTTCCGGACGCCAGAAAAAACCCAACTGCTTGTCAGTTAATTTGTCAAATTGACGATACTTTAATGTATCATAACGTTGTATACCTACTCCGCCGGCAGGATCTAAAAATGCTAAACTGGTCGTATGGTCTCTGTTGGCTGTATTCAGTACACTCATTGCGGTTCCTATATGGTGCAACTATCGCAGGCTTCTTCGTACATTGGCTCTTCGATAGTTATATCTTGTTGTTGTGTTTCATTCATTTTGTCGACGTCTATTTCACCTGCACCATCGAATGTGTTAAAGTAATAGAGTTGTTTGTGTCCATATTTATAACATAATAATAAATGTTGTAACATGGTACTCATTGGAATCTTTTCATCTTCAAAATGTTGAGGATTGTAACTGGTGTTTACACTTATTCCTTGATCGATATATTTTTGTAATACTGCCATAATCTTCAAGTAACCTTCTGGTGACTTCTGATCCCATAGTAGTTCATATTTGTTTTTGTAACGTGCATACCCTGGTACTACCTGTTTTAGTACTCCATCTTTGCTTTGTTTTATACTAACAAATGCTCTTGGTGGTTCAATACCATTTGTGCTATTTGATATCTGTGCAGATGTTTCTGCTGGCATAAGTGCCATAAGTGTTGAATTACGTATTCCTGTCTTTCTAAGTTGTGTTCTTAGTCCAGTCCAATCAACTGCATCCACATGTACCACTAGTTCATCAACATCTTTTTTATAGGTGTCAACTGGCAGTATACCATCTGCGTACTTTGTTTCGTTGTTCAATGGACAAGCACCAAATTCTTCTGCCAAGTCGGCACTGGCTTTGATAAGATAATAACTCCAATGTTGTGCCCAAGTATCAACCAATTTAAGTGCATCTGGATTACTGTAACTTACATCATTTTTAGCTAGAAAGTATGCTAAATTGATAATACCTACTCCAAGTGGACGTCTGCCTTCAGTTGCTATTTGTGCAGCTAATATAGGATAGTTTTGGTATGAAAGTAACGCATCAAGTCCACGCACTGCAAGTGTACATGCTTTTTCCATGTCTCGTGGATTTGAAAAATTACCCCAATTGATTGCACTCAATGTACACAATGCTATTTCACCATCAGGATCATTTACATCATTTAATGCTTTAGTTGGTAAATCAATTTCACAACATAAGTTGCTTTGCTTGATAGGAGCAACCTCTGTTTTAAAACTACTGTGGTCGTTTGCATGATCAACGTTTTGTAGGTATATTCTACCTGTGTCTTTTCTCTCTTGCATAAACGAACTGAAAAGTTCTATAGCACTTATTTTCTTTTTACGTATGCTTGTTTTACGTTCTGCTGCTTCATATAATTCTTTAAACTTGTCTTGATCTTGAAAGAAAGCATCATAAAGTCCAGGAACATCGTTAGGAGAGAACAGTGTGATGTCTCCGCCTGCCATTAAACGTTCGTACATCAGTTTATTAAATTGCACACCATAATCCATGTGTCTGACTCTGTTGTCTTCTGTGCCTTTGTTGTTCTTAAGTACCAAAAGGTCTTCAACTTCTAAGTGCCAAATAGGATAGTAAAGTGTAGCGGCTCCGTTACGTACTCCACCTTGACTACAACTACGTGTAGCAGCCTGAAACATTTTGTAAAATGGAACAACACCTGTATGATAAGCATCACCGTTACGTATTGGAGAACCTAGTGCTCTAATACGTCCACCGTTTATACCAATACCAGCCTTCTGTGAAACATACTTTACAATTGAACTTGATGTTGCATTGATGCTGTCCAAACTGTCATCTGCTTCAATAAGCACACAACTTGAAAACTGTCTTTGTGGTGTACGTACACCAGCCATAACCGGAGTTGGTAAACTTATTTGGTGTGTTGAAATAGCATCATAATAATCTTTCACCCAACGCAATCTTGTTTTACGATCATAGTCTTGAAAAAGTGTACATGCAATCAGCATATAACACATCTGTGGAGTTTCATATAATGTTTTTGTAACTCTATTTTGAACTAGATACTTGCCACGAAACTGTTCCATAGCCGCATAGGTAAGTTGTTCATCACGATCATGTTTAATCCAACCGTTGATAGTGTTCCATTCTTCTTTGGTGTATTCAGTGAGTAGTTCTGGATCATAGAATCCACGTTCTACATTTTCTTTAACTAGTTCGTAAACATGCCAAGGCTTGAATTCGCCATAAACCATTTTGTTAATATGATAACTTATAAGTCTACCTGCTACAAATTGATAGTTAGGAGTTTCTTCTGATATAAGATCTGCAGCACTTTTGATAAGTGTTTCTTGTATATCTGTGCTGGTAATGCCATCGTAGAATTGTACATTACTGCTTATTTCTACTTGACTTGCACTTACGCCTGTTATGTTTTCTGTTGCCCACCAAACTACTTTGTGTAGTTTATCAATATCCAATGGTTCTTTACTTCCGTCTCGTTTAGTAACCTGTATTGTCATTTGGGGGCCTTTCTATCGAATCTTGTCTACAAACATAGCAGAGTCTATGTTCTTGGTTATTTTACTTTTATCTTCAAGTGTCATATTTACTACACTATTCACGTTCCAATTCATTGTATATAATCCATTGTTAACTTGGACTATATAATCATTATTATCAACTTCTGATATACAAAGGTTATGTATATCTTGCCTATCTAACATACGAACAGTATAACACATTCCCAAACACTTTGCAAGGCTGCAATAGGTGTTTTCGGCAATCAATTCCCAAGGATCAGGCCATTCGTCGATTAGGTCAGTGTGTAAATATCTTAAAACCATTGGTGCTTGTTGCCACCAATCGTGTATGTTAGTTATCACTGATTCAAGATTAGGGTTGTCTTTGCATTCATTACGCAGGTTAGCCCATGCGATTAAACGCCGTTCAGGATGGCTTTGCCACATTATTAAACACTAAAATGTTCGATTGAATATTTAAAAGTATTTGCAATTGTGCTTGTATATTGGATACTAATCGTTGATCCACTTTGTACCGCACTTAACACAAAGTTGTTTGGATTGTCTTCGCTATAGTCATCAACATAAGCAAGTGTTCCAGCACTGTCGTCTGTGTCTTGTCCAACAACTCTTAGTGTGCCAAAACGTACTACATTAGTAGACGATTCTTTCATTTGATAATTCACATTGAATGCAGTTGCATTGCCAGTATTGACAGTAAAGATTGTGGTTGCACTCGCTTGGACTGATAGATCTGTGCTTACTCCTGCTAGTCTATGGTAGGTTCCAAACTCAATTTCATTGCCACTTATCAGTGCATAACAGGCCTTGTTGTTAAGTTCTACTCTTGGTTGTACTAGATTATCTGCGTTATTGCGTTCAAACATGTCACCAATGCTGACATTATCATTGCCATTAATTTCAACACATGGTGTGGATGCATTACCTGCTCCTAAGTAGTCATTGCCAACATCTAAAAATATATTGTATGCACTTGTATTATATGCAACTGCACCTATACTGATGGCTTGTTTTGCAATTTCATCAAAAAGATTTTGTACAATTCTTACGCCTTCAGGTCCACCATTATCTGGTGTGCCAGTACCAAGCAATATACCTTGGTAACAACTGTTAAATTGTGAATTTTGAACTGTTACACCTTGAATGTTTTCATCTGTTTTTATTGCGTATGAAAGAAAAGCAAACTTACAGTTGTTTATTTCAATTTGTTTGCAGGTATTTGAACCTGTGCTATCAAATCTTATTCCAGCAACATCATTATTGGCATCTGCTGGAGCAACTGTTAAACTTGTTTTAAAATTACAATTGTTAATACTCAAACCTTCAGTACGATCAATCAACATGATGTCGGTTTGTTCTCTGCTAAAAAATGATAAACCTTCGATGGTTATATCACGTGGAGGTGTTGCTCCGTTACTGCCAATGTTTGAACCAGTTTGTTGCAAACTATCAGCAGTGCGAATTGTATAGGGACCAAAGCTACTGTCAGCATTTACATCCATTTCAATGATACTGCTTGCTGGGCCATCACCCCAAATTTTTGCATATGTTGGAACATTAATTGATTGTGTAATTCTATAGGTTCCGCCCGGAAAGTATAAACTACGTCTTATGGTTGAATTTGTTTGTACACAAAACAATTGAAACAATGCTCTATTAATAGCATCGGTATCATCAGTAACTCCATCACCAGTTGCACCAAAATCAAGAACACTTGCAAAGTTATCTAATTTTGCCTGCAACGTTTGTACAACAGGATCATTTGCGGTTGGACCAGTTTGTACAGTATAGCCAGCATGTTCACCTTTGTAAGTGTAAGAAGTTGCAACATTTAAAATGTCACTGTACTGAGTTAGTATTTCTGTATTACCTATTGCTGGTGCACCTTCAGCAAGTGTTCCATTTCCAATATATAATCTTCTTTCATCAATTACCCATCCAAATTCTGCTCCTGCTAACTGTGGTAGATTATCAGCTAGACCTTTTCGGTTGGTAATCCGTGATACTTGTACTATTGCCATTTATTAACTCCGATTACGTGTATTTAGCTTGAGATATAGTATTGCTCAACCCTCTTCCACCATTGCTGGCGCCAGTGTTCAAAATCGTCACCTTCGACAATAAACTCTTGATATAGTGGATCTTCTTTAAGATGTCCCATTTCGTCTACTGCTGGCTTCACTGCCATTAACACAACACCTTTACGTATTTTTGTTCCATAAACCTCATTGTGTGCTTCAGCATATGCACACAATTGTAGTTTATAATCTTCAATCCATTCTACTTTCTTAGGCTTGTTTGATTGTTTAAAGTCCATGATTGCATCATCACCGCTGTGTACTCCAACACAGTCTGTGGTGCCTGCGTATATTCCTGGAAAGTACATTGGTACTTCTACACCCCATACTTCGTCTACGTTGCACAATCCTTGTTTTATTACTGCTTCTGCCATAGCATGTGATTGCCAACTAAAAGGATTATTGCCACGAGGTTTTATAGTTCCATCAATGCAATAGTTTTCCAAATAGGTGTGCATGCGAGTACCTCTATTAGCAGCTTCTGTGGTAATGGCTTGAGCTTGCTCAGTACCTACACGTTTACGCCATCGTGCAAGTCCTTCTTGTTTTTCTTTTGATTGTGTAGCACTGAGAATTGTGGTTACACTAGGTACAGCATTGCCATCAGGAGTTGAATACAATCTTTTGCCATCAACGTGTTTTCTTGTGAGATTTTTATATTGAAATTTTTCTATAAGCATCTATCTAGTATATAAGATAATACGTATAAGTCAAATGTTTAGGTTAAATCGTTTGCAGAATCTGCCATGCCAGCAACTGTGTCTTGTGCTTGATCCACAGTCATTGTATCTGCACCTTCATCACCAGTTACGCCAGCTCCAACAAGTACGATGTTATCTGCATCTACGTTTTGTATAATATTTTTAAGAGGATCTTGTGTTGCAAGTGTGCGTAGTTGTTGATCACCTATATTCACACCCATGTTGTGTGCCATACTTAAAAAGACTCCGATTGGAACTGTGTGTTGAGTATCCTCGTCATCTGCTCGACCAAGTAG